GTCGTTTGTACGATTTAACAATTCAAAACCAAAAGGGGATGCCTCTATTCAAATGCAAATGCGCACCAAGTGATGAGATTTTAATCTCAAACGTTACGATTCGATACATTGAGGGCCGTGGTATAATCCATGACGCAGCCTGCGAGAAGTGCGGCGAGTTCATGGAATTGGCGCACCCAAAAAATGGGGAGTGCGCAGGGTTTACATCAAATAATTTGGGGCAGCTTTAAAAACAAAACAACATGACAGATTTACAACAATCGATTTATGATTTGAAAATTTTACAATACGGCGCCATCAAAACGCTCACGCCTGGGGTGCAAGCCATGATATTCACACTTAGCTGCGTGGAATCTGAGGAGCACATTTTACAAGATTACTGCGATATTAACGGCACGTGCTACATGGTGACGGGCAAGAGTGGCGATGTATACAGCCGTGCGCGGCCTGAGTGGCAACAGCTTAAGGAGGCGAGGATGCGAAAACAAGCGATCATCGCTCACCTTGAGAGATGGGCGGGTGATAGCGTAGATGAAAACGATGAGTTTAAAGAGTTTATGCAATGATTCGCGTGCTAAATCTTTACAGCTGCCTTGGCGGCAATCGCGCGAGGTGGGATGAGGTAGCTGATATTGAAGTAACAGCCGTTGAGTGGGATGAGGAGCTTGCGCGATTATATCAAGAGCGATTCCCGAATGACAAAGTAATTGTTGCAGATGCTCACCAATACTTATTGGATCACTATCAAGAATACGATTTTATTTGGAGCTCACCTGGCTGCCCTACCCATAGCCGCGCAAGATATTGGGCCCATGGCAAGAGTGGGAAAATGCCGATTTTTCCTGATATGAAACTATATGAAGAAATCATATTTTTAGATTACCATTTTAAGGGCAAGTATGTTGTTGAAAACGTAACCCCATATTATGAGCCAATGCTAAACCCAAAGAAAAGGGGGCGTCATTTGTATTGGGCTAACTTTCTTTTACCAAATATTTTAAGTGAGCGATCTGATGCGAAATTAATTCAAAGATCAATTATATCTGAGCTTTCTGAATTTCATGATTTCGATTTTAATAAATACAAAGGCGAACAAAGGCTACTTAAAATCGCACGCAACCTGGTAGATTATGAAGCAGGGAAAACTATTTTTGAAACAGCTCTAGGGATTATAACAAAGAAAGACGTCAGGCAATTATCAATACTATGAGCAAATTTTACTTTGACGAAGACGCCGCAGATAAGGCCGTATTATTTATAGAGAAATTTTGTACCCATGTAAAGGGTGAACTTGCGGGTAAACCTTTTATCCTTGAGAAGTGGCAAAAGGATGATATAATACGCCCCCTATTTGGGTGGAAGGTCAAAGAAACGAAGTTAAGAAAATATCGTTTTTGCTATATTGAGCTGCCTCGTAAAAATGGAAAATCTAATCTTGGCGCCGCAATTATTTTGTACTTGCTTTTCGCTGATGGCGAGCCAGGGGCAGAGCTGATTTCAGCGGCCGGGGATCGCGGACAAGCCAATATCTGCTTTTCCATTGCGCAGGAGATGATAAAAAACAACAAGCATTTACGATCTCGCTGCAAAGTGCTACGCAATACAATAGAGTACAAATCATCTTGGTATAAAAGTATATCAGCGGAGGCATACACAAAACACGGGTTGAATTGTCACGGCATCTTGTTTGATGAGTTACACACACAGCCATCACGCGAATTGTTTGATGTTTTAACTACATCAGTTGGCTCACGTAGGCAGCCAATAATAATAGCGCTAACCACGGCGGGCCATGATCGGGCAAGTATATGCTATGAGATGCACGAATATAGCGAGGCAATATTACAAGGCACGATCGAAGATGAAACATTTTTGCCCGTACTTTATCGCGCAGATCCTGAGGATGATTGGACGCAAGAGGCCACATGGAAAAAAGCAAATCCAGGTTATGGCTCAATATGCAACAAGGCGTATTTTGTTGATGCGGTAAGTAAAGCAAAAAGCAACCCATCTATGATAAATAGCTTTCTGCGTTTGCATCTCAATATTTGGACGAGCTCAGAAACGGCGTGGATCCCTGACGATATATTTATGCTAGGGGCCAAAGAGATACCATATGATCGCTTAGCAAACTTGCCTGCCTATGGTGGCCTTGATTTGGCGAGTACGCAAGATCTCACGGCGTTTGCTTTGATTTTTCGTGATGATGAGCGCAAATGCTTTTATCTATTGGTGCATCAATTTGTAAACGCTGAGAAAGCGCACAGCAAAAAACTAAGCGCGGGGATTGATTATATAAATTATGAGCGTGAGGGCGATATAACGATCTCGCCTGGTAACGTGACTGATTATAGAGTTATTAAAAAGTATATTTTAGAGCAAACGGCAAAGTATGATATTCGTGAGATTGGGTATGATCCGCGATTCAGTACGTATATCGTGGCCGAATTGATAGAGGATGACGTAGTTATGGCCCCCATGGCGCAAAATATTACAAGCATGAACGGCCCTACAAAGGAATTTGAAATGGAGGTGATGCGTGGCAACATTATACATGGGGGCAACAAATGCCTAAGATGGCAAATGGGCTGCGCTGTTATATACACCGATGTAAACGAAAACAAGCGAGTAACCAAAGAGCAAAAAGAAAACAAGAAAGTTGATGGCGTTATAGCATCAATTATTGCAATGAATAGCTACGTACAAAACACCATTGATGGCGATGAGGAGTATTTACTTGAAATCTTCTCTCTATAAATTAGGATTTTTCGCGTTTAATTCGTATACTCCGCGCGAATGAGTACACTAGCTGATAGATTTCGCGCGTTATTTCGTAGGGTAGGGCCATACGAGCCCAACAATATAGCCAATGAGGTAGGGTTATACCCAATGACCAAAGCAGGCGCAACGATAAATGAAAGCAGCGCTATGGCTATATCTACGGTTTACGCCTGCGTTTATAAAATAGCCTCAACGATTGCCTCACTAGGTTTAGAGATCTATGAGAAAGATGGTGAAAACGTAGTGCAAGCAAACGTGCACCCTGCATACAACCTGGTTAAAAATAGGCCAAATGAATACCAAACGGCTTACGAGTTTTGGGAAACAATCACGGCAAGCGCTGTTATATACGGCGTAGGTTACGCATTAATACGCAGAGATGAGAGGGGCCACGCAAGCGAGTTGATACCCGTACACTTTTCTGATGTAGATTTAAGGATCGTAAAAGGTGAGAGAGTGTACAGCGTTAAGGATATTGGCGTAGTACGGCCCGAGAATATGCTAGAGATTTGCAACCTAATGCGCATGAGCCCGATTCGTTTGCATAGAGAAAATTTGGGGCTAGCGAAAAGCGCTCAAGATTTTGGCGCCGAATACTTTGGCCAAAGCGGGCAAATGACGGGCGTGCTATCTAGTGAGCAACCTTTAAAAAAGGAGCAAATGGATGTGATACAAGGCTCATGGAATAACGGCGCAGCGCAAGCAGGCACCAAGCTCATGCCTTTTGGCTTTAAATACCAACGTATAGCGATATCACCCGATGAAGCGCAATTTATAGAAACGAGAAAGTTTCAGGCAGAAGAAATTACGCGGATCTTTTCGGTGCCCCCTAGCTTAGTCATGCTACCTAGCCAAACAACATACAACAATGTTGAGCAACAAAATTTAATGTTTGCACGGCACACCATTGTGCCATGGACGCAAAGGATAGAGCAGGAGATTGATCGTAAATTGATACCATCATACGACAGCCCGCAAGTATATAGCAAGTTTAAACTTTCAGATCTACAAAGAGGAGATAGCGCAGCGCGGGCAAATTACTTTGCTCAGATGATTCAAGCGGGCGTGCTCTCAATTAATGAGGTTAGGGCTGAGGAGGAGAAAAACCCAATTCCAGGTGGCGACATTCATTTGGTACAAATTAATCAAATCGCGTTAGATAAGGTTGAAGCCTATTCAGATTCGATTTCTAACAACAACACAAATGGAGGATTTGAAACGTGATGAGATGCTGACAGCGGCTCACTACTCAAAACATGACAGCACCCTTGAGGTGCGTGAGGAAAATGGCGAGATGATCATAGAGGGTTATGCCGCTTTGTATAATAATGAAACTGATTTAGGGGCCTTTAGAGAAAGCATCTCACCTGGCGCATTTGACGATGTTTTGGCTGATGATGTGCGGGCCCTTATAAATCACGATCCTAGCTTAATAATTGGTAGAAGCTCAGCGGGTACGTTGCAGCTTTCTACTGATGAGCATGGGTTGAGATATGAGGTAAAACTAGGCGAGCAACAATATGCAAAAGACCTTTATACAAGTATTAAAAGGGGTGATATCACGCAATCTTCGTTTGCGTTTACGATTCAAGATCAGACCTGGAGCGAGGATAGGAGCACGCGCAAGGTTGAGAAAGTGGGTAAATTGTTGGATATATCGCCAGTAACATACCCTGCATATAAGAGCGCAAGTGTGGCGGCACGAAATGAGGAGCAGCCAAAAGAAGTAATAACAGCTGAAACAAAAAGCAGCGAAAATGATAAAAGTGTAACAAAAAAAATTATTAAAAAGAGAAAAATGGATTTAAACGAAATGAAGTCTTTACGTAGCAAAAACTATGAGGAGCACGTATCTCTCATGGAAAATGCAGAGAGCGAAGGGCGAGAGCTCACAAATGAGGAGGAGGCAAGATGTGACTATCTCGAAGGTGAGGTAACGCGCTTAGATGGTAAGTTAAAGCGCCGTAAAGCGCATGAGGATATGATAGCACGCCAAGCAAATTTCGCGGGCTCATCTTTATCAGAAACAAAAGAGATGGATAAGATTAATAGATCTTTCTCACTATCTCGCGCAGTTGAGGCAGTATCTCACGGGCGAGGCCTTGAGGGTGCTGAGGCTGAGTGGGCACAAGAGGCACGCTCTGAGATGCAGGCAAGAGGTTTGCAGATGACGGGGCAGATTGGTATACCTGAGGCAGCGTTATTTAGAACGGGCACAGCTGATAACTTTCAGACAACGGGCATGGGCTCAGGTTACGTACCTACTGAGGTAGGCGGTGTGATTGAGGCACTACGTGCACCTACTCTCACCGAGCAGCTAGGCGCAACAACAATTAACGGCGCAACGGGTAACCTTAAGTTCCCAAGAGTTAGCAAGAAAGCAATCGGCACGCAAGAGGGCGAGGTTGATCCATCAGCGGCCTCAACTATGGAGCTAGATGATTTGGATCTCACACCAAAAAGAGTTGCAAGTTTCTCAAAGTTTTCTAAGCAGTTAATTTTGCAAGGAGGCCAGGCGGTAGATCAGATGATCGCGCGTGAGTTAGTTGCAGGGGTTAACGATACAATTGACAAAGCTGCATTTGTGGCAGCGTTAGGCACACCCGCTGCTAACACAGCAGCAGTTACAGCAGCAGATTTCTTTGCTATGGAATCAGCCGTATTAGCGGCAGGCGGTGACCTAGCATCTTGCAAGTGGGCAATGAGCCCTAGCGCATGGAGCGCATCACGTAGCTTGGCAGCGGTTGCCTCAGTTGATGCGTTTTGGGATCAGCAGCGTTTTGATGGGTTTACTGCAATGGGTACACCGAACTTGTTAGATTCGGCAACAGCTGAGGGCCAAGTGATATTTGGAGATTGGCAGAAAGGGTTAGTGCTCGCATTTTTCGGCGGCATTGATTTGCTCGTAGATCCTTACACGGCGGCGGGTACAGCTCAAGTATCTTTACATTTGAATAAGTTTTATGATGTTGGAGTACGTCAATCAGGCGCTTTCTCATCTAAATCAGCTATTACAAATGGCACACCAACGCCATAAATAAACAATCATAGAAACGGGGGCGGGTTTACGCCTGCCCCTTTTTTTTTAAATACTACTCATGAAATTCACAATTACAGCACAGCCCACGGGCACCGATATCATTTCACTTGCTGACATGAAAGAGTTTCTGCGCGTAGATTATACAGATGAGGATGCAACGATTACGGCGCTAATAGATAGCGCGGTGCAATACGTCCAAAACTATACGGGCCTACATTTTAAATTAACAACGTTTGCAATGAACATTGACTATTTTCACTATGTAGAAATACCCTCAAAAATTATTAGTGTTACGGGTGTCGCGTACTATGATACTGCTGACCAGGTGCAAACTTTGGACACATCGAAATACTATACCGATACATCACATGAGCCCGCACGGGTTTCATTTGTCACGCCACCTGATACGTTTGACGATAGATATAACGCAGTTACTATCTCAGGCACATTAGGTGAAAATACGCCTGCGCCCCCATTGGTGCACGCTATGAAAATGCTATGCGCACACTACTATGAAAATAGGCGTGCGGTAGTGGTGGGGGCTATGAGCTCAAAGATCCCGCTAGGCATTGAGAATATATTAAACCCTTATAGAATCATATCCCTTAAATGAATATCGGAGCGTTAGATAGAAGGGTGAGAATACAAAAACCCATAACTACGGCCAATGACTATGGTGAGCTAGTAGCTACATACAGCGTATATGCGACGGTGTGGGCTGCTATTGAGCGCAAGCCATTTGCACGCGAGGCGGTAAGCGGTGAGCAAAACATCTCTTTTCAGTCAGTAACTTTTATCATACGCTATTCAGATGATGTTTCGATCTTAACGCCATCACATCAGATTTCTTATAAGGGTGATATATACAACGTTTTAGGCGTGCAAGAGGTGGGGCGTAATGAGCAGTTGAGAGTAGTAACCGAATTACATTTAAACTAATGAGTGTAAAACTAACGGGTACGGCACAGCTATTTAAAAACATCGACAAAATTGCACGGTGGAATCAAGACGATTCAAAAAAGTTGCAAGATGTGGGGCACAAAGTGGGCAACGTGTACGCCAATTATTTACGCGCCAATGTTAAAGATCTTGGCAAGGATATAAAGGTTAATAATAGGCAAAAGATATTGATAGTTAAAAAAGGGCAGTTACGCAGATCAGCGGGCACCTGGCAACCTACGAAAAATAGAAATACTATTTTAGCGGGGCCACGAACTAAATCAATAGGCAAGAGAGGTAAAACAAAAAAGTACGATGATGGGTGGTTTGCTCACATCGTTGAGGCGGGTGATTTTGGGCCGAGGTTTGGTGGTAAACATCGCACACAAAATACGGGCGTTTTTGCTCGTGGTATACGTGCTACAAAAAGCCGTAGTGAGAGATTGCACGCGGTATTGTTACGCAAAGCATTTGCAAACTATGGCAGAAAATTGAGCTCACTATGATAGTAGGCAAAGCGATATATCACATTTTAACAAATGAAAGCGGGGTTACTGATCTTGTGGGCACAAATATTTTTCCTGAGATTGCGCCCCCTGATATAAACCCGCCTTATATTGTGTATTCTGTTGTGTCAAATCAGCCTACTGAAATAAAGGAAAACGGCAATCAATTAGATACGGCGCAAATTGAGGTTTATTCGTATGAAAAAAACTATGTTAAAGCGGTTGATCTTGGGGTTGTGGTGCGCACGGCATTAGATCGCAAGCGCGGTATTTTTAATTTAGTTAAAATTAACAGCATAGATTACACCAATGAGCAAATGGATGTGAACGAAAAGCGTAACATATGGGTATCTATTCAAGATTACTCAATAAGAATAAAAAACACATAACATGGATATAATAGCAAACCATTGGCAAAGTATACTCTTTGCCTTATTAGTCGCAGCAAGGGCGATATTTTCACTTGTGCCGTCAAACAACCCAGCGGTAAAAATATTTGGGTGGATAGATTTAATTATTACAGCGGTAGTCGGAGGGGATAAGCGCAGAAACAAAAACAAAAAAGCTAAATAAAATGGCACTAACAACGGGAATTATTAACGGATCAGATCTTAAGATCATGATGGTAGCAAACGCATCGCCTGAGGCTGATGGGATTGTTATAGATAACGTAACAGATTGCAGTATCTCAGTAACGAATGAGTTTAGAGATAGCACGGTGAAAGCTAACGCAGGGTACAAAGCATTGTTACCTGGAATGACTAGCGCAACACTTAACTTTTCAGCTATGTACGCAAGTAAGGCGGCAGGCACGGGCACAAGTTTTGAAGATGTCAGCGCTTTTCAATTGAATAAGACAAAGTTAGATATCTACTTTACTCATGTGATCGGATCAGCGGCGGCAGCAAACGCAGGGGATTTCGAGTATAAAGTTTTGGGCTACATTGAGAGTTTAGAGCTCACGGGAGGTACTGAGGATAACGCAACATACACGTGTAGTGTTCAGATCGTCGAAACAATTGTACGTCAAGTAATACCTGCATAACATGGAGATCACGATAGGCAAACGCATATATCCATTAAGGGCCACGATGAGGGCTTGGCGCAATTTTGAGAAAGCAACGGGGGTAAAAGTTACTGAGGTAGATTCTAACGATATCACCTTAATCCCTGAATTGATTTTTTACTTTGTCCAAGAGGGATGCAAGGCGCAGGGTATGAGGTTTACTATGGTGGTGGATGATTGGCTAGGAGAAATAGAGGTAAGTGATTTACCTTTATTAATAGAAGCTATGGCCGAGGTGATGGGAGGTAGTAAGGATAAAAAAAAAGTAAAGAAAAAGACTCGAGCCAATTAACGTGGCGCAGGGTTGAGGAGTTGGGGCTAGGCCTTTTGGGTTTGGCCCCATGCTCTCTCTATGATTTAACTTTTGAGGAGTTTGGCAACGCGGTAAAAGGCAAGCGCGAAACGTCTGAGATGCAAGAGCGCTCAAATTGGGAGCGTACCAGGTGGCAAACGGCCATGCTCTTAAACGTTCACGCTAAAAAAGGCGCAAAGATAAAGCCAAGAGATCTCGCAGTTTTTCATTGGGAGAAAAAGAAAATTAGCGCACAACCGAAGGTAAGCGGTTTTGCGATGTTAAGGGGGATGAGTAAACCAGGATAAGATGGCAAAGCTAGGTAGTTTAGTTGTAAATATAGGGGCCAATACAAAAGACCTAAATGCGAAGCTAGGGCAAGTACGTAAAAATATGCGCTCTATGAGTAGCAATTTCACAGCTATTGGCAAGAGCATGACTAGGGGGATAACTTTGCCCTTGCTAGCTATTGGGGGAGCATCAGCACGTTTGGCGGTAGACTTTCAGGGCGCCATGGCCTCAGTTAAGGCGGTGAGTGGCGCAACGGGTGATGAGTTTAAAGCGCTAGAACAAAGCGCAAAAGATTTGGGCGCTAGTACAATATTTACAGCGCGAGATGTAGCGGCTTTGCAGTTAGAATATTCGCGTTTGGGCTTTTCTGCCTCAGAGATTATGCAAGTGCAAGAGGCTACTTTAAACCTAGCGCAAGCCACGGGCACAGATCTAGCGCAGGCCGCAGAGGTGGCGGGCTCAACGGTGAGGCAATACGGCTTAGACGTTTCACAAACGGGCCAGGTTACCGATGTTATGGCGGCAAGTTTTAGTGCCTCAGCCCTAACGTTAGATACTTTCAGGGATTCAATGAGCTTTGTAGGCCCCGTTGCAAAAACGGCGGGTGTTACTTTACAAGAAACCTCGGCAATGTTAGCTGTATTAGCAAACAGCGGGATCAAGGGCAGCAAAGCAGGCACGAGCCTCAAGCGTATACTTGAGGAGATGCAAGGCACTAGCGGCACATTAACTGAGAGGTTTCAGCAGCTAAGTGATAAAGGGATCACATTAAATGGGGCTATGGATGAGGTGGGCCGTAGATCGGCAACATCTCTTATTGTGTTAAGTGATGGCGCGGATAAGGTTAAGACCTTAACAAACGAATTTAACAATTCAAAAGGCGCAGCAAAAGCCATGAGCGATATCATGAATGATACTGCCATTGGTAGCCTTAAAGAAATGACTAGTGCACTTGAGGGTGCGGGTATCGCGTTGGGTGATGTGTTAATTCCATTTATAACCGATGCGGCAAAGTTTATAACTGAACTTGCTACAAGTTTTAGAGATATTGCGCCACACATAAAGCACAACATGATGGTGTTTTTAGGTTTGGCGGGCGCTATTGGCCCTTTGCTTGTGATGATGCCACAAGTAATAACAAGCATAAAACTTTTGGGGGCCACGCTTGCCACGTCATTGCCACAAATAACTTTCGCAATCATTGCGCTTGGCGCTCTATCTCTATTATTTATAGAAACTGAGAGAGATGCAACCAAAGCAGCAACGGGCGTTAAGAAAGTTGAAACGGCGGTTATTAATCTCAATAAAGCACAGCTAGAAATAGCGGCCCAGGTTGGCGTGGGTGCGGGGGCTGATGCCATCTCAGAAAGTATGGAGTTTGCAGCTGAGAGAGTCAAAGAGGCGCAGGCGGTTATTGAAGACATACAAAGCAAAGCCGATAAAAGGGGTTTCATGGGTGATGCGGCTAGGGCCGCAATTAATGATGCAAAAGCATATGAGCGAGAGTACCAAAGGGTTATAGATGCGGGGCAAAGATTATTAGACGTCAATCAGGCCCTAGCTGATCAAGCAGAGGAGGACAACAAAATAGTGGTAGTGCCTCCCGCAGCAGTTGGCTCAATTGATGAGCTCAAAGCAAAAGTATCATCATTAACTGAGAAGCTAAACGGCTTGAAAATTGGTAGCGATACTTTCAAAAGTACACAGCTAGAGTTAGCGGCAGCAAGTAAAGAATTGCAAGAGGCATTAGGTGGCACAGCTGAGGCGGCTGAGGTTTTAGATACTGCGGTTTCTTTTCCTATTGGCAGCCTAGGGCAGATGAAAGAAAAGCTATCTGATTTGCAATCTGAGTTGCAGTTATTAAATCCATTAACGCAAGAGTTTGCCGATAAGATGGCTGAGATTGATGCGATGAGTTTGCTAGTCAATGGCACAATGGAGGGAATGACTGAAACCGTAAACCAAACATCAAACGCCTTTAAAAACTTAGGGCAAAATATTAGTGACGCATTAGTGGATGCGGTTTTTGAGGCTAAAAACTTTGGTGATAGCTTAGTAGAAATAGGCAAACAGATATTGAAAACATTGTTAAGTGAGGCAATTGGTAACGCAATCGTAAATGCGTCAAGTTCAAAAAACTTAGCAAACCAGGTTAGCGGGGGCCTCACAATCCCTGCCTTTATAACTGCGGGCGTTGGGGCAGTAACGGGGGCCATGCCTGCCCTTGCCTCAGGGGGGCTCGCATTTGGCGAAACAATGAGCATTGTGGGGGACAACAAAAACGCGGCTATTGATCCTGAGGTTATCGCCCCGCTGTCAAAATTAAGGGAGTACATAGGTGGTGGTAGTACAAATGTATATGGCCGTATCTCAGGTGATGATATTGTGATCTCAAACAATCGCGCTAGCCGTGATAGAAATAGATACGAGTAATGGCAGTTGTATACGCAGTTAGTGAGTTTACAGATGATAACGATGTCACCTGGAAAGTTAAGATCGTAGATAGTACAATCTCAACGGGTGATCTTAATCACCCATTTGTTTTAGGCCCCGACGGTTTCCGCTTGAATTATGCGTATGATAACTTTGACCGATCGCGCCCCATACTAGGCAGCAAAGTGATGCTAACCTTGTTTCACCCCGATGATAACGATCTAGTTTTTGAGGCTTTATATGGCTATTTAGATAGCGCCGTTGAGGGTACATATCGCATTGAGATATATCGTGATCCTGATGGCGTCAATGAAGCGTGGTGGGTAGGTGAGATACTACCTGAACAAGTAGTAATACCCGATGAGTACCCACACGCAGCCGTTAGCATCACAGCCGTTGATGGCATAGCGAATTTAAAAGGCATTGATTACAACGATGATGGCACAGCATATGATGGCACCGATTTAATCACAGCCCATCTTTATAAAGCGCTGTCAAAGGTGCATAGTATAAACTTTTGGGGGGCGAGTGATACACTTATAAAGTTCTTTGAAGATTTTATAGGGGCCGAGTACAAAACCTACCTAGCAGGGGGACAAAATCAGCAATTAAATAACGCCAAGATTGAGCACAATACTTTTCACAACCCAGACAGCAACGGCGTTTATCAATATTATAGCGCATACGAGGTACTTGAATCTATCGCGCTATCATTAAACGCCTCAATCTTTATGGCTCGCGGTACGTTTTGGCTTGTGCCATTGGGCGCAACACAATCACACGTACTACAAGACACATTAAAAGTTGCGCACTTTATAAACGGCGCGGGCGTAGTTACATATAACACAGCCTCAAATACTACGGCCATTGTCGAATTTGGATCTGATAACGCATATCATGAGAAGCTAACGGGGTGGGAACGATCAAGCACACCCGCTTTTAAAGATGTAAAGCGCACACGAAATTATCAAGGCGATATACCCGTACTTTCTACGGGATATTACAATATGCCTAGGGTGTCAGATTCCTTTGGCCAAGGTGCTTTGCTTGCTGATGAAGATGCAACGCAACCCATCGCGCGTGAGTATTCATTAACGGGTACGTTTCAATTTGGTACTATTGGCATATCATCTCTCACGGGTATTGATCGGGTAGTACGTGCCCGTTTAAGGTTTGAGATTCAAGTAGGTGATGCAAGTGGCACATCATATTATTTAAACAAAGATGATACAACGTATAGCGCCTCAAGCGTAGCCAACGCGGTTTGGTATGGTGAAACGTATGATAATGGTTATATATATAGGTTACCACAATACTCAGACACAACCTGGAGTACCGACAGCACAAACAGATACACTTGGATTTCTGAGGTTTTTGATGGCTCAAATGGTAATAGCACATATCCAAATAGCTCACAATTTTACAACGGCGAAGAAATAAGTTTCCCTTTGCCCCCTATCCCTGCAACAGCAAACGGGGTTACAATAAGAGTAGCAATTGATTTTATTGGGTGGTATGGTAACCAAATTACAAGCGTAGACTTTCTAAGCCCTACACAAAATTATAGCAATTGGAAAATCACAATGCTAGCGCTGAGGGTTTTAGATGAGAATGAAGTTGAGGAGTTTGGCCAGGTCGATATTGAGGCAATAAGCCCAAACGATGCACGATATAAATTTGACCAAGGCACAACATTAATAGGGGATCAGATAAGTGATGGTAGCCTAGGCACAATTAAAGTAAACGAGGGCACAGCGGGCGCAGGGCAAGGCTATGTAGATGCAAGCTATTGGCAAAATACCCAAGAAACAAGCGCCGAAAATTACAGCATTAACGGGCTAGGTGTGCGCGAGAGGTTAGGCGCAAACAAATCAGCCAAACGAACTGAGAGGGGCACGCTTGCAAAGCTAGGGCATGACTTTATACACCCGTATTCTATACTAAAAAACCAAGCCGATCACGGTAACTATTATCAGCTCACGGGGCTTAACTATTTAGCATCGAGAAGTGAGTATGATATTGAGTGCATTATTTTAACGCGCAATATTGATGGCATAACTGAGGAGGTATCAGGGCGCAAACCTAGCAAGGGGGATCGGCCAATTATTATTGGGCCATACAATCCCGTAACAACAAAGGGCCCCGTTGACGATACAATACAAGGTGAAAACGTCACAAAACTTGGCTTCGTTTCTACTGATACATATGGCATAACCAAGGTCACAACATCAACGGGATCCTCTGCAATAGATATAAACCTACCGATCACAAAAGCAGGCGCGGGCGCGGAGGTTGTCACAATTAATACGCTAGGGGCTATGGCTCCGCTTGCCGATGGCTCATCGGGTGAGTTTCTAAAAACAAACGGCGCGGGTGTTTTATCCTGGGGGGCCGCAGGGGGTAGCGGAGGCGGTGGATGGTTTGGATCATCTACTTTACTTAAGGTTATGCCGTGTGAGTTTATGGCAAACGATGATGCACCTTCTCGCAATGGTTACAAGGGTTTGTACATTGAAGATGATACAAGTGGCATACAAGGCGTAAGGGTAACCCATGCGAGTACAGAAATGTATGTAATGAAAGCAATACCCACGGGTTACAAAGCTACTCATGTACAAGTATATGGCTCAACGGGCGTTGTAAACGGTGTAAATGTGTATATGTTCAGACATACTACGGGATCCTCAGTTTCTCAAGGGACAGGTAATATTAATTCATTAATTGACATCACAGATATATCATCTACCGTTTTAAATAACATAAGTGTTAAAGTTTTGCCAGGTGCAACAACGATAATAATTTACGGCATAGATATAACAATAGTAGCAGTATGACAATAGAAGAACTTACAGCCTTAATGGAGAAAATGGAGCAAGCACTATTAGAAACAGCGGGCGCAAATCATACAAAGCCATGATCGATGCAAAGATGTGGGGGCTCAATCTATTGTGGGCTACGTGGGGCGCAGCGGTATGGCTTGCCGATCTAAATTATATCATCGCTATAATCGGAGGCGTCACGCTTGTATGGGTTAATATTGAGAAAGCTATAACGCAAAGAAAGAAACGAAAGAAATGAGCTGCATACCTTACCTATGTATTATACTACTCAATGTAGCCAATACACGATATAAACTTAAGGTTTTTGGTAGGGTAGATGGCCATGATTTATTGTGTATTTTAATATCAATGATAGGATGCTTTACTTTGTAGCTAGTGAGTTTGATTCGCCTGACTTGCCTGGTAGCGGTAAGGAGTTTATGGATCAAGAGTTTTTAGATCTATTAGATAGGGCAAGAGATCAAGCGGGTATACCCTTTAAAATAACATCAGGTTTCAGGACGCCTGAGTACAATTTAGATTTGAAAAGGCGGGGTTATTCTGTTGCTAAATACTCAGCACATATGCAAGGGCTAGCAGCTGATATCGCCGTTACGAGCTCTGCAAATCGGCTTATTATTATAGAAAGTTTATTATTTGTAGGCTTTCGCAGGCTCGGCATAGGTAAGGGCTTTATCCATGTAGACCTTAGTAAAACCAAGGCTCAGGATGTTGTGTGGGTTTACTAACATCACATAGTTAATTACTTTTATTGGTTTTTATTTGGTGTCGGACATAAAGTGTCCTATATTTGTGGTATACAAAACGTAAAAACACACAAAACACACAAAATGAACACGCAAAACGCACAAAATCAATTAGTTAAGCGCAGTATTATTGAAATTATAAAGCAAAACTGCGAACTAGACAAAACAATTAAGCACCAAGTTAATAAAAAATACCATATTGAATGGTTAGAATTAGATGACACTTGGTCGGTAGTTAATTCTTTTGGTTTTGGTTGCTTTTCAAGTATTGATTTTGAAGAATGTAAAAAAGTAATTAAATGTATACTGAAAGCATAGTAGAGGATTTTTATAACGTACCAAACAAATTAAGAAAACACAAAACACACAAAACACACAAAACACACAACAACATGAAAAGAGTAATTACTAACCCCTGGGAGATGGCATACAATCACCCAAACTTTGAGCAGTACACCCGCGATGATATCGATGAGATGATGCTATGTGAAATAGAGGAAATACTTGAGTACTCATGAACTATATTAAAACATTAATTCAAAACCTTGACATCTCTATACAAGAGGAAAACAAAGCTATAATAGCTTTAAACTTGAGAGATTTTGATAACATAACTTTCGGCGGGCGCAATAAAGATTTGCATGATGAGCTCACCGAGGCAGAGCAAGCAAGAGAAAACGCAGAGCGTAATTTAATCATTGAGATGAGTGATGAGTACTATAACAATGAAACTGATTACGGGCGTATAAAAGGCGAGGTAACGTATGAGGATTGCATAGATCACGCAGCTACGCAAGTGGGTAAGATTGCCTGGAGGATTGAACAAAGAATTAATAACTATTTAAATAATATAAATTATGAGCTTCTTAACTAATAACTATGAGCGCTCTGCCTCAGGCAGTCAGTACCTAAAATTTGCCCCTAACGATTCGGCAACAATTCGCATCATCTCCATGCCCCTTGAGGGCATTGAGGTATGGAAGGATAAAAAGCCCATACGATGGAAGTATGCGGGCGAGATGCCAAAGGAGGCATACGGCGCAGATGATAAGCCCAAACCATTTGCAGCTTTTGGCGTGTGGCACTATGGCGATAAGGAGTATAAAATTTACCAATGCAATACGCGCTCAGTACTCCAGGAGCTCGCCAATCTCAATGACGTCGAAGGCGATCCATTAAGCTATGATTTAACGATCACACGCAAGGGCGCGGGGTTAGATACTAAGTACTATGTGAAAGCAAGCAAGCCAAAGGAGCTGACTGAGGAGGTATTATTTGCCTCTCAAGAGTTTGCGGCCAAGGTAAACATGGAGGCGCTATTTACGGGTGAGAATCCTTTTCAATAATGGATATACAAGAGTTAAAATTAAGTTTTAGCAGCCTTAAACAATTTGGCAAATCTCCTGCGCATTTCGTGGGGTATAAAAAGCGGATCTTTAAACAATCAGCGCCCATGCGTAGGGGGTGGCTCACCCACCTGCTCACCCTGGAGCCTGATAAGCTAAGTGAGTTAGTAGTTTTAGACGTAGCCACAAGAGCTAACAAGGCGTACAAAGAGGCCGCGTTATCGCACCCAAAAGGAGATGAGGGGGTATTTACTACAAGGGAAGTGCAAGAGGCTCAGAAGCTCGCTGATGCGGTAAGGGCTCACCCGTTGGCATACAAGCTGATAAGCGAGGCGGTTGAGCTTGAGAAGCATTTACATTGGCAAATGGATGGCGTAAACTTTCACGGGTATGCTGATGTAATAGGCAAGGATTACGTGGCAGATCTCAAAATCACCGATAACGAGCCAAAGAAAATGCAAAGATGGGTTATGGATAACTTGTATCATATGCAATTGGCGATGTATAAGGAGGCAGTTTTTCCAGGTGAGCACGTGCCTAGCTATCTCATCTCCTGCGATCCAAACGCGCCCCATGGGGTGGTGGTTTATGAATTGAGCCGCGAGATGATGCGCGAGGGTATAAATCAAGCCCGATTAGAAATCACCATGTTTAAGGTGTGGTATGCTGATTGGGATGGTGAGAGTATACCACGCAGCTATGATTATTATGAGCGCAAAGATGAGCCCATGATTTTAGAATTACCAAACTGGTACAAATGACAAAGTTTATACGTAGAAAATACGGCACGCAAAAAAACTGCGCTGAGGCGTTAGGGGTAGACGTACGCACCATATACCGATGGGCAAACATTAGCGCTATGCCTATGCTTAAGCACGCAGATAAGATTGTGCAAACTTGCGACACAACCAGGCTAGAGCTGATAGGTGAGATACTATTTTTTGAGGATCAGAAGCTATGAGTGATAAGTTCAAGGGGGTATGGATTCCAAAGGCTATTTATGAGGATAAAAACCTAACGCCTACGGATAAACTGATACTATCAGATATTGCCACCTTGAGCGAGTATTTTAAAAGTAACGAAACAATATGTAAAGAGGTGGGCGTATCTAAGCGCACAGCAGGCCGATCGTTTCAAAAGTTAGAATCTTTGGGGTATATAACCACAAAACTAGATGGGCGCAATAGGGTAGTCAAAATGACTAGCACCCTAGCCAAAATGGCCAAGCAGCCTAGCCAAAATGGCCAAGCAGCGAAGCCAAAATGGCTACATAGTATACAAGATAGTATACAACCTAGTATACAATCTAGTAAAGGGGTTATTTATCCATTTAATGAAACTGAATTTGTTGAGGCATGGAGCGTATGGATTTTAGAGCGCAAAGAGAAGCGATTAAGAAAGTATACACACCTGGGGGAGCAAACAGCGTTGCACAACCTACAAAAGATCTCTAACGATAATTATTTAACAGCAATACAAATCATAAACAATTCTATCACACATGGATGGCAAGGATTATTCGCTCTTAAAGAGCAAAAAACAAAGCGCCCAAAACTTAATGCAGATAAAGCAGCTAAATGGGCTAGTGGCCTCAGCTGATAAGCTAGCAAGGGATCTAACCCCAAAAGATGCTTTTCACAATGGCATGGTTATACAATCAGCAAAAAGGGCTGATATAACGGCTACACGTATGCTGATACTCTCACAGCTAGAAAGATTAGTAAGGGCCGTAAACGCAACACGTAGCTTTCAAAATCAAGATGATTTGCAAGATGCGGTAGATGATATAATAGAGATCTTCCCTAGCTTGAAAGTTGAGGAGATATTGCTATGCTTTAAACATATACGCCAGGGCAAATATGAGTTATATGGTAATCTCACCACAAATACCCTTATTAAGTGTATGAAAGAGTATGAGATCCAAAATACAATACCCTTGCGCGAGAAACAGCACAAAGAGGTACAGCCGTATATTAATGGCATGATCGATTATAGACGATTAAGTGATGCGCTTAATGTTGAGCGCCCAAAGAAAACACTTGAGGAGGCAGGGGGATTTGTACATTTAACAAAGCAAGATTTTGAAGATATCGCAAGGGCGCAAAAAGAAAGTTACCAAAAGGAAAACATTGATTAAGAACTTAGATATGTACTTCTCCAGGTACGTTAGATGGTTGCACGCTGATGCTGATGGTATGGTTAAGTGCTCAACGTGTAGCACAACAAAACATATTAAAGAGATGCAAAACGGGCATTTCATGAGTAGGCGCCATTACTCAACAAGATGGCTATTAAATAACTGCGCCCCGCAATGCTATGGATGTAATATAGGATCCCAGGGGCGTCAGTTTGAGTTTAGTAAGTACATAGATAAAACCCATGGCGCAGGCACAGCGCAACACATACAAGATAGATCTAAGCTATCACGTAAGTATACAGATGCAGAGTTAAAGATTTTAGCACAATATTATAAAGAGAAAGTAGATGAGCTCATTAACAAACATAGTTAGGATAGATAAGGTGATAAGGCTGAGGGGTGAGGAGATGGCAATAGAGGCAGGCTTTAAAGATTGGCAGATATACACCCGATCACAGAAGCATAAGCTAACCATCATACGCGGGGCCATGATGTATCACCTACGCTTCTCATGTAGCTACTCATTGCGTGAGGTGGGTGAGGTATTTAATCGCACACCATCAGCTATATCCTATTGGTCTAATAAGCTAAGTGAACTGGCATACATACGAGATGAGGAGGCTATGTATTACCTTAACTACATAAGGCCATGAGCTATACAAGTAAGGAGCTAACTGAGATAGCCCGCAACATAGAGGCGTATAGGTTAGAGCGCGTACGTGTAAAGGCTATATCACCCGCTAAGGATGCACAGCTATACCGAATCATTAAGGATCTATACAACAAGAGTCATGGCCAATATACCAAAGAAGCAACGCAAGAATATATACCACACATCAACACCTTCACATGAGGGGCGTAAGCATAGAGAGAAGCGCTACAATAGTAGGCGTTGGCGCAGGCTGCGTGATGTGTTCATGGCCCACAATCCTACTTGCGTTATTTGCAATAGACTTGCAAGTGTTTGCGATCACATTACTCCTGTCCGCAAGGGAGGGAGCTTTTGGCACGGCCCCTTTCAAGCCATGTGCACACATTGCCACGCAGTCAAGAGTGGGCAAGAGCGGCATCAATGATAACAATGTAAATACATAAAACAAACAAAAATACAGCGGGGGTAGGGGGTTGACTTATTAGTTAGCCTCTTGTGTATAT